GAAGGAAATGTCGAGGCCAAATTTATCCTTTAGCCAGTCTTTAAAGTCTGAAAATTTAACCTTTAACCACTCAATTTTGCCAACAACCCAGTCAGCCTTTTTTTCAATTTCCGCCGTCGTATCGTCGCTGATTACGTCGTCGGCATTGAAGAGGTTCGTGTAAAAATCATCAACTCCGTCCAGGTTTCCTAAATCAAAATCACCGCTTGAAGAACTGGAAGAGTCGGAACTTGAAGAGCTTAACTTGTTTAACTTATCAAACCCAGCCGTCGCTCTCTCTGCGGCCTCTCCTGCCTCCGTTATGCTATCAGTCAAGTTTTCACTGCTACTTGTCGCACTTGCTACATCCTCCGCTATCTGCGAGGCGCTACTTCCTCCGCTGTCCGCATTGCCGAAGAGCTTTTCGGTTACTGTCTGAAAAACGGAGGCGAAGGTTTCGATTTTATCGAGCAACTTGTCAATAACCCCGAAGGCATTGACCAGCACGTTAATAAGACCAGCTCCGAAAATTGACAATATAGACTTAAACCGCTCAGATATACTGCGGGTCTTATTGGCCCAACTGTCCGCCGTTTTTGCGGCATCCCCCTGTACATAGTTTAACTTTTCCATTACATAGGCGTACCGAAGGCTTACCTTTTCCGCCTGTGTCATGTCGGAGTAACTTTTTGTGATACCCTTTGCTAATGCGTACTCACCCAGGGTCGTGTCTGACATAACCACGCCGTATGTTTTGAGGGCTTCTGTTTCACCCGTGAAAATAGACTTTAGAGCCGAAGCCGTTTCATCCTGTGATTTGTTGAAAAAGGAAGACATATCACCAGTCAATGCCGTAGCCGCTAATGACATACTGGAAGCGGCCTCTTCTGTCAATCCCAGGCTCTTTGCCATAGCCATATAGGTCGAACTTGTCTGTTTTGCCTGTAACTCTGATAAGTTCCAGGTTTCAGACATAGCGGCAAATTTTTCGGCTGAGTCTGCCATGTCACCGAAGGCTGTGTCTACCACATTTTGGACTTCTTCCAGGTCTGACGCTGACTCAATAGCCTGTTTAGCTAATGCCGTGAAAGAAGCAACACCAACAATTGCCAGCGCCTTATATATCAGACTGCTCAAACCTGATACCGAAGATTTCATACCATCGGCTGTTTTCTTTATAACCGTTTCTGTATTTCGTGCCTCATTTCTTAAACTTTTATAAGAAGAAACCCCTTTAGGCCCCATCTTTTTGATTGATTTTCCAACCTTATCCGCTGATGAACTAATGCTTGATGTTGACTTTTTAATCCTGGAACTTGCAACCGATGATACGCTCCCGATCTTCTTAAATCCTGAGTATACGTCGCCAAAATCTGCGCCAGCTCTTACAATGAGGTTTCTGACTACTGCCATTATTTCACCCCCTCACCTGAAAAATCACAAGAACCACCGAATGCTTTATTTAGTGCCATGACTGCGGCGAACATCTGGTTGTCTGTCATATTTTGGCTTTTTCCTGCTGTTTCGGTTCCGATTTCAGAACCAAAAAGTGAAGTATATGTCGGCGCTCTCTTGCCGCTCAACAATGAGCCAATCATAGCTCTCATTATCAAACCTTGAAGATATGCTGTCTGTCTTTGCCTGTCTGCGTATGCGTCGGCATAAACCTCCAACTCAGTAGGTGTCATATTTTCCCATGTGTCAAAAGATAGGCCAATAGCGGCCCCAACTTTTCGGGATTCGTTCCAATCCCAGCGGTCGGCGGAATTTACTCCGCCGCCGTAGTCAGGGCCGTCTGTGCGTTTTTTGTCGTAGGAAAAGCCGCCTCGAAAGCCGCCTGGATAGCTTCCACGATCTCGTTTTCGGTCGCCACGGAGTCGAGAATGTCGGCAACTTTTGCCTCGTTGAGCTTCTCACCATGATCCCGTGCGTCTTTTGCCATAAAAGCCCAGGCCACCTTTGTCATGCCGTCGAAAGACTCCAACCAGCGATCAGCGTCCTTCAACTTGATGCCAGTCATCTTCTCCGCCATCTGGAGGGCGGAGTGTGTAGCCTTTAAAATACGGGGGCGATCCGCATTGAGGATCACCGTGCTGTTGTTGTCCATATTGAAATACCTCCCTATTAGCCGCTAATTAGCCTTTGTTATTATCTGCTAATCAGCCTTCACTTGTTGATGTTGTAAGAGACGAAAGCGTAGGCTTACCGCTTACCTTGATCGTAGCGGAAAAAGATACCGCATTGCCAACTTCTGCGCCAGTCTCAAAAGCCGTAATAACGCCCGTGAATGACCACTGCGCCCCGATAACCTTCGGGAACTTAATCGTGTACTTGTCGGTTGTCTCCGTGTCGTAGGCCGTGTAAATAGCCTGCTGGCCCTTGTCGCCATAGTCGAAGAAACCAGAAACGGGAACCTCTCCGCCGTCCTTAAAGCTTGCCAGATACTCACGGTATCCGCTGTTGCTGTCGAGGGCTGTAACGTCGATTGTGTCGGCGCTCATAGATACGCCGCTAATGCTTGTAAGATGTGCCACCGCCTGGTCGTTAATTTCCAGGGTAGTACCAGAAGATGTACCAATAGCCATGATAAATTACCTCCTAATATATAATTTATTTTTAAACTTCTGAAACGAAGAATGAAACCGTGCAGGTCGAGCGGTAAACATTGAGGTCTCCCACGTATTGCTGTGGGCTGACCCCCACAATGTCCGCCGATTGAATGATAAAACCGTCCGCCGTCTGACTCCCGAGGGCTTCCAGGGCCTTTGCTGTAAGCTTTGCGAGGTCTACTGATTGCCCGTATTTCGCCGCCATACAATGCGCCTCATACTCAACAATAGCCGCCCCTGTTGACCCGTCCAGGGTCGTAAGAGGTGTATTTTTTGATTGACAATAAACGCAGTAAGGGGCCTGTGCTGTCTCATCAGCCGCTAACGGATAGACCTGATTTTTGTATTGTGTCACGCTTTCAATTGCGCTCTTGATGATTTTATCCATTGCCGCCGCCTCCTACTTTTTGGACTTCTTTTTCTTTAAATTTACGCCCGCCTTGCGTTGCGTCTTCTTCCATGCTCTTTCCAGCTTTTTCATAGTTCCTTCTATAATTTCGTTATTTATGCGGGGCCTATTTGCGTCGAAGGTGTTACGCATAAAATGCTTGCCTTCCACTTTTTCGCCGTCTGCGCCGTTTAGGTAATTCTTGTAACCGTACTCCTGTGATGCTGGGTAATATGCCCGCTTCCCATCTATGGAGAATTTAACGAATATATCGCTCTTCTCTGGGTCTGGTAATATCTGATAGACTTTCTTTGTCTTTGACTTTGACCTTTCGGCCTTTAAAACCAGACCATTTGCGAGGTTGCCCTTTCTCTTTGGTGCTTTATACTTGATCTGTTCTTGTACTGGCTCCATTGCCTTCTTCACGACGCTGTTGATATAGCCCTTTTTAAGCTCAACTCCACAGTATTCCGCCATCTTGTTCATAGCGTAGAGGTCCGAAACATCAAACTGGATTTCAGCCATCAGACCTCACCGCCTTGCAGTACATTAGCAGTTCACGGTGTTGACTGTTCACGTCAATGACGGAGATTATGTCATAGTCCCGCTCTGGTGTTCTGACCCTCATGTTATCGGTTACCCCGTCAAACCAGCGGCAACGGATCTTCGTCTCAATAGAGCTTCCCGCCGTGTATGCCTCAAAAAGTTCACGGCCCAAAATAGGGGAAACTTCCGCAAAAATTCCAGAAAAGATCGGAGTCCACTCATTGGATGGTTCGCCGTACTCATCAGGTGTTTTATCTAACTCCAGGATTTGGATTTGGATATTTGGATTTAACCGCATACTTTACGAACCTCCCTTCGATTTAGAAAACAGAAACGAAAGCGGAGCGGTTACCGTTTAGGCATTTGCAATTATCTGCGCCTCACAGTAGGCCATAAAAGCGGCGCATTTTGTCCGATTTCTTCCTCGTACTCCTCGAATCAGATATCAGAACGCCGCCGTATTGACCCGTTATTGTCTAATAGTAACCGCCCGCCGTCATTTCAGATTTTCAAAATCAGTTGCTGATTGTACCAGAAGCTCCAGTTCACACAGTACCTTCCTTGATAATCTTGACGAAAGCCTCACCGATGGCTGGCTTACCGTCAAACATGCAGGAGCCGAGGTACAGGTAACTATTGGTACGCAGATCCTCACCGCTCTTGACGTTGATGGCCTGGGCCATATTTGCCACGTACTTCTTGAAGTCACCCAGGTAGGCTTCGTGAATAGCCACGGAATCATCCAGCAGAACAGGGTAGCCCTGAATGAAGTACTGGTTGCCCTCCTTACTTACGATGTCGTTCTTTGCCTTATCCTGGAGTGGAATGAAGTCCTGGAACAGTGTCTTCTTGCTCATAACGAACTTTGCGTTACGGTCATAGCCGCCATTAAGCAGAGAGATGACGGTCAAAACGTCAGAAGTTGTAAGGGAAGCGGTCCCACCAACGGTTACGGAATTTGTAGAATCCCAACTATTGGCTTTTTCAACGCCAGTAGCCTGAGAACTACCAGAACCAGCCAAAATGCGCTTCACCAAAATCACGGCGATACCCTCCGCCAGGGTGTTCACCAGGAAAGCCTCAAACTCAGGAATAGCCATAGTCTTGACAGACTGGGAAACCTGGATCAGCTTTGTGATTTCGTAAGCGGTAAGGGTAACGCTAACCAGTGTATCACCAGCAGAGGTAATACTACCGTTTTCGGTGTGCTCATCAGGATCGTCATTTGTTCCCTCGACAGCATAGGTTACGCCGCCAGGAACATGCAGAAGAGTGATCTCATCCAACAGCGGGGCGTACTGCTTCGCCTTTGTCAGAATGTCATTTGCCAGCTCCGTAGGAATAGCGGCACCAGCGGAAGAAGCGGCGGAAGAATAAGCTCTCTGCTCAACCTCTGAAAGGGTACGGCCCTGGAGCTTTTTGGAAAAAGCGGAGCGGTACTCAGGGGTAGCAATTACCTCTTCGGCGGTCATGTCGGAAAAGTTCCGAGTCTCAACAACAGGTGCGGTAGCGGCGGGTGTGCCAGTCATACCAGAAACAGCGGAAAGAATACGGGAACGCTTCTCTGCGTTCTCCATAGCGGTCTTGCGGGCCTCTTTAAGAGTGCGGGCCTCAGCTTCCAGGGCATCAAGGTCGGCCCCGTCAGTCTCCACCTCCTGCGCAATAGCGGCGAGGCGGGTCTCAATTTCCTTAAGAGTCATGATTTTTACCTCCTAAATTATACTTTTTGTCGTTTTTGTCGTTTTTTTAGATGTTACAGAGAATGCGGATCTTTTGTTTCCTGCGCTCTAACGCCTCCCGTTTCTCTACATCAAGAACTCCGTTGACATAGGAACGAGCGCAAATTTCAGTACCATCATTAGCTGGAATGCTAACGGCTGATACGTCAAAAACCTTTTTGATTTTGTTAATTGTGCGGGTATGTGTCGCTCTATCGTATGTGTCCTCTTGTACAATAAAGCCCCAGCTCATCTGCGTGATAAGCCCGTTTTTGATTTCCTCATAAAGAGAACGAGCCTCCGTTGATTTGCTCAGGTCGGCCTCAATTTTCAGCCCATGCGGGTCATCAGGATCGAGCTTCAACGTGCCGTTACTTTTTCGTGCCAGTACTTTGCCCGTGTGGTCGTACTGCATGATAACGTCTGAAAGGTCGGCCCCGTCGAGCGCACCCCTTGCTACTTTTTCGTAATATTTCACGCCCTCGACTTCATACAGAAGGTAAGGCGTGTCGTATGTTGTGGCGTACCCCTCTACAGTGTTCTTGTTTTCGTTTTCATTTTCAGAATCAGAAGTTGATACCAGCGGCATCGAGCGGTACTCCCGATCATTTTTCATCGGCATCTTCATTTTCCTCCTTTTTTGGTTTGTTTTTGTCATCAATAAGTGATGTGTCAATTTCGGCCCCTAAAAGCGAGAGGTCAATGTAATCCTTGCGAATATACCGCTTATCACCATCAGGTCCTTCCAGGTGTGCCATGTTGAAAATGTCGAGACCCTGGTTTGTCGTAAGCATTCCTCTATCGAAGAGGGAGGTGATAATGTCAATTTTTTCCTTATTGCTGGCATATTGCAGACGGTTTGCCGTCATGTAAAGCATGCTTCCGTTTGCGATCTGATCAGCGGTGAAAAGCATAGAAGAAAGAACCTGTGAGAGCTGGATAGCAAAAGGCTCCGTATTGCCCTCATAGTAAGCGCTCCACTCTTCGGAGGTGAACTTGTTTTGGATAATAGAATCGGAAATGCCGAAATAGTCCCGAACATTTTCATTGATAAGCGAAAGCTGATCATGGTCAACTACTACGGGGCGGCTGTCGATTTGTTTTACGTCTTCGTATTTCTTGTCGATCAGCATGACCCCGTTAGACTCCGCCGAAAGGTTTTCACGCATAAAGCGCTCTCTCTCTGCTTTGATTGTGTCGTCCTTGAAGACGTTGGTCAATTTTACCAGAAAGCGAATAGTTGCGCTTGATTTTACGGCTTCCCGTATGCTGTCGTTGTGGATGTTGATAAGGTCGAGTGTCGGATAGAGGGCGGCGTTTGAGTCACCGAATACCCCGTTCTTATATGACATTTTAACCATAACCCCGCATCTGTCGTACTCAATAGAGCGGGTTACCCCGTACTCCTGGTACTTGATGTATACGGTGTTGTTATAGTTTACAATTTCCGCCGCCTGTGGATGTACGGGCCAAAACCCGCAGATGTGATCGCTATATGGTGAATCATAGAGCGGAACAATAATGCAACTGTTCTCCGTGTCCAGAATAGTCGAAACCTTAGCTAAAAACTGAGAAGTTGTCTGGTAAGGATTAGCCCGTACCGTCAACTGCTTCGCCAGGTCTTTATAGAGCGGCCCCGTAATCTCTACTGATAACTTGCTTCTGTGTGTGGCGTTTGCGTTAATAGCGGCCCGTACCGTCGCCATCTCGTACATATTGCCGTTATAACTACTAAATACGGGGCGGTAACTATTGACTAGCTCCCAAAACTCCTCCGCCTTATGAGTCG